TGGGCTAAAGACCTATAAACATTATAACATCGAATATCTAGGTTCCTATTTCAGGAGTATTATGGTCTTGAAGAACAGGTATGGTGATTGTGATGTGGAAATCGGAGTGAACTTCTTTGGATGGGTAAATATGTTTTATGAACTGCCAAAACCGGAAGAAATTTATGATTATGAAAGATATACAAGTCCAAATTATATATTAAAAGATAGTAGTTCTGTAGTAGAACAGGAGCTAGATAAATGCGAAGAAATAGATAACGAAGAAAATCTTAATTTTGTATTATAATGGCTGCTGAAACAATTGCAATCGTCGGTGAATCAGGAACTGGAAAAAGTACCAGTCTTAGAAATCTTAACCCAGAGGAAACCTTTATTATAAGTACCACGGGAAAACCATTACCTTTTAAGGGATATAAGAAGAAGTATGTTCCTATGAAAATAGAAGGTAAGATAGTAACTGGTAATTACTATGTAAGTTCAAAATGGGATCAAATCTTGAAAATTTTGCAAATCATTGATAAAATGATGCCTAACATAAAGCAGGTAAT